GATACAGAACAAGATACCTTGTAACAGTTCCACATGAGACTACCCATGTTGTTGGTCACAGTGAATGTCTTGTACCCATTACAGGCAGGGCAGTTCATGCGCTTGGTTTCCCCATTACGCACGTCTAATTCACTTACAATGTTATATATATTACTCATGTATATATCTCTTTCTCTGTGGCAGTTAAGTGCTTTTATCACGAGATTTACGTGCTGTCAATGCATTATTTGCAGAGGCATACGTATTCTTCATGTAAGGCTTAACTGACTGTGGGTTACTATGTCCTGTTACCGACATGATTTGTCCCATAGGTACACCAGCCTCGACCATTTGTGTCGTGCCTGTGCGCCGTAGGTCCATCAGTCGTAGTTCATCAGGCAGTCCAGCTTCACGCATGACAGCCCTTCCAGCTTTCGATAGCCTCTCCATACTGTATGGGTGGTAAGACCCGCCCACGGGCGTTGTACGGGGTGCTACGTAGGTTTGAAAGCCAAAGTCTTCCTGTTGTTGAATCAGCATGGACAGTAAGTCATCGTCAATAGGCAACGTGACCTCTGCCCTACGCTTGGATTGCTCCAGATACAGCTTCTTTTCGGGCAGGTCTAGGTTATCCCACGTCAATAGACGCATGTCACCTAGACGCTGGCACCATTCGTAAGCCATATGAACTATCAATCCGATACTACGCCACTGAAACTCAGTGTATGCCGTGTCAAGAAATTGACGCACATGGTCTTCTGACCACACAACTTTGCGTTGTGGTGCTGTTTTACGTTTGACACTGGCAAAGGGATTCACCTTTGTGTACTCCATTTCAATGGCATAGCGGTAGACGATAGATGAGACAGTACAGACGTGGTTGGCGAGGCTAATGCCCCGCGCAACCCACTCCTCATACGCATGTTTGGCTTGCTTACTTGTCAACGCATCATACTTTACGTCACCAAATTCTTGACACATTACACGCAAGAAATATTGATAGTCTTGTTTAGTTCTATCGCGTAACATATTGTAATCATTGGATGTATAATACTTGTCAACAAGTTGCTGCACTGTCTTCATCTATAACTCCCCATCTCTGTAACGCCCTGCACTATATCCCATGCTGGGTCATCATCATCCCATACATCTACTGCCGTTACATCACATGATGTAATACCCTCTTTCAATAACCTATCTATGGTAGCAAATGCCGCCTCTTCTGAAGCAGCATATGTATCATAGGATAGGCAACCAATACACCACTCAGGTGCAAACTGTACTACATAACGCTTCATGCCGCTAACAACTCCTTAAACTGCTTGCTATCTACCCAGCGAGATACCTTCTCCTCACGCTCCCACATGGAGACAGCATCGGTATCCTTGCCAGTGTTACGCAGCTTGAATCCATTACGCTCATCAGCATAGGTAGCGTAGTTGGTGAAGGCAGAGTACAGAGCGAACACATTGTTGCCACGCACACTAACTTCCTGATTGTACAGTTCAAACATACGCTTGGCCTTGCCCTTGTCGAGAGACTCAAGCATAGACTTCACGTTGTCTGCATACAGAGGCTTGTTAGCCCAGCCTTGCAAGCGTTCTGACTGTGTATAGAAGTCCTGCTTGCTACGGTTTAGCTGGTCAATGAATGTGTCAAGGTTGAAGCCACTGGTATTCTTGCGGCGTACCTTGTCATGCTCACCACGTATCTGCCCATTGGTGCAGAAGAAGTCGATAGCACCAAACAGTACCGTGTTTGAACACGTGCCGTCCACACCATGCAATGCAATGATGCGCTGCGCTATCTCAGTCTCATGCTTTGGGGTAGTAATCTTGGCCTTCACATTAGGCAAGGTCATGTCCATCATGGCCCAGCCATTGTGATGAGCATCACGCCATGCAATGTTAGCACCGTCCACCTCATGCGAGGAAAGATTCTCTGTCACTGCGTCCATAACGCTGCGAAAGAAGTCACCATGTGATGCACAGGTAAAGTCTTTACCAACAATAGCAATGGGTTCGCCAGTGTTGCGATTGATTACATACTTCTTGTCACTAACTCTAGTGGGTTCAAAGTCTACCTTGAAGTCAAGGTTCTCAGGGATATATTCTAATGGCATATCTATTCTCCTTTCGTTTGTGAAGATGCAGTTATATCATATAACGTAGCATCGGTCAAGTGGCATCCTCATCCCACTGATAATCTGCATACCAGCTTGTGCCAAAATCTTTGTTACTTGGCTGAACCAAACCGAAATGCCTAGCAAGAAAATCATCAGCACCATCTAGTTCACGAATGGTATCGTAATCAATACATGCCTTATCAGATGTAGTTATGTTTAAGTCTTTGATAGCATTGACGATGCTACGCAGACGTTCAAGCTGGTGGCCTTCTAGTTCTATCTTACACTTTTTACTTTTCATATCACTTCTCCTCTACAAGTTTGGTTAGCAGTTCCTCAATCCTACCCATGAGGACATTGATTGCAGTCGCAATGTGTCCTGTGTCGGTAGGTTGCATACGTGCTTCCAGTTGTCTCACCTCTTCAATCAAGGCGAGAATGTGTTGTTTATGTGCTTGTCTGTCCATTTTCTAAGTCTCCTCTTATATCATGTGCCTTATCCTCTAGCAGATAGGCAATCTCATTGGCATAGGCATCGTATAGTGTACCATCCCTAAAACAATTAGCCCAATGTTCTAATGCATTAGCATACTCTTCCATTGCATCCTCCTTATATGAATTAATCACGTCTTGTTCTACTTCATATGCCTCTACAGATTCAGCAGTGCCAATGTGTCCACCTGTCAGGTTTGCCCACTCCGAATAGGCATTTGCCTCTGCCTCTGCCAGTGACCCACCTGATACAATTACCCTGCGTTCCACTGTACCCATTACAAGTATTGAATATGTTTTCTTACTCATGCTCACCTCCATTACCTCTGCCCAGCCCACCGAAATAGTTAGGCTTACGTCTGGCTGTCTCAAACACACCTGCCGTGATGAACACGCCAGCAATCAGCAGTGCATGGGCTATGGCACTAATACCAAACACCATGATGCTACCCATCCACATGCTACCTGCCGTGATGAACACGCCAGCAATCAGCAGTGCATGGGCTATGGCACTAATACCAAACACCATGATGCTACCCATCCACATACTGAATATGATACACCACATCCACGCCAGCATCTGCATTACCAGATGCCGTGTGTTGTTGTCAGGTATATGGCGCAGTGGGTTGTACCGACTGTCCATGATTAGGTTGTACAAGTTACTCATCACATGGCTCCATGCTAAAGTATACATACTTGTTGTCCACTGCAATATGTGGCACGTNTGGCCTAGCATTTTGTTTGCCTACATATGTGAACGTGCAATCCCATTCCAGCTTTTCATTCATGTCTTGTATAAACTCTGCATTGTCCTGTGTGAACAGGGCAAAGCTAAAGACTACTATTAGTGCAATCATAATTATTCTCCTTCTATTATGTCATCTATCGTATGCGTTGCTGTACTCATGCACTTTGAATGTTCATCCTCTGAAAGACGAAACTTAATCGCCTCCCACTGGTCAACGATACTATGCCACAGTTCTGGATTATCCTCACGCAGTTCAGTCCTAGTGTGGAAAATCTCTATGTAGTCCTCCTGCATACTGTGCATCTGCATTCTCTCTTCTTTTGTGAGCCATTTAGTCATCAGCGTCCTCCTTTATCAAGCATAGCATGGTTGTGTATACACGATAATTGCCACCAGTGCCGTGCCACTTAGACTGCGACTTGGCAATTACCTTGTCACCAAACCAAGTGCCGCCCACTTTGGGTGCATACACATGATTGCCACCACGCTTTCTGTCTCTACGACTGTGGTGGTATATGTGGGTATCCCATGTGTAACCCTCTGGTGCTTCATATGTATTGCGATTAGCTGGGAAGGCAGCAAAGAAATCTTGTATGACATCTTCATGGCCTTCTACGTTTGGTATTGTGCTTCTTTTGGGCATTAGCAGTGTCCTTCCTCGCTTGTCTCGTACTCTTTGATGTACAGAAACTCAATACGCTTACTTGGATACAAGGCTTGTGCCATCTCCATAGCGTGTTCCATTGCGTTACCCCATTGGGATTGCTCA